TCTTCAAAGGGTACCAATCGGTTATAACTACCGAGAGGCATAGCCCTATCAAAAAGTGCGAAGTCGTCGTCCACAAGCGGACAGCGGAAAAACGACAAATACTCCTTACCAATAATTCTACGGACAAGTCTGTAGAGTTTCTTGAATAAGAAGCAATTACCGCTCACTGCTAGCTGATTGTGGAGAAGGAACAAGGTCCGATATGTTACCTTATCTTTTAAAAAGAAAGGTCGCACGTCGGTTCCCCTGAAGTAATCACCACCACAACTTTCCCGAAAGGGTCCACAGATAAACGACTTTTCATCGTTCAGCTGAAAACCACAATAGGCCAGTACATCCTTTAGTAGAGATGCACAGCGTTGTGGGATAATTATATCGTCACCATAGACTGAAACGGATTTTTCGTCTTCACACAAAAACTCAGCACAAGCCGAGCTCAAAGCGAAGAAGATCAACGTTTCTAGCTCGAAAGTATAGCCATTTCCCATTGCAGAAAATTTCTGGTACGGATACCAGTTTCCTTCAATGTTATATTGGCTACTTCGGCACGTGTACAACAGTTCAAACCAGTCGTCAGGAAGTAAGCTCTGAACCAATGCGAAAGCAAGGGTATCAGACGCCGACTTCAAGTCGATTGTGGAAAGACCATCGTTCAACGATGCTTCACGGGCTAACGATCGATGTACTGGCTGGAGATTATCCAAGTCAAGAAACGGTCGTAATCTTTTGCGAATAACAGCACCAATACCCTTCTGGATGACCCCGTTTAATAGCGGGTTAATTCCTATAGGGCGATCGGTTTTCGCTGTTTTCGGTACAAAGGACAGCCTATCCCCTTTAACCACAGTAAACTGTAGCGGTTGGACGGGACCCACAATATCAACATCTTTGTTAGGTCGCCAACCCGGGCAGTGTCGCAACATTTCTGTTGCTAAACCATAACAGGCCGGTGTGACATCGGCAAGACTCGCCAGCTTATCTAAAGCTGAGGTGTTATACTTAACACTGTACGAAGCCCCTGGACCAAAACGAAACGGAAGCTCAGAGACGTGAGGTACTGATCGTAGGATGTTGGAGATTTTTCTCTGTGCAATAGCAAGAACGCTATGGACAGACCAAGAACTCGGTTCTTGGCTCCAAAACCTTTGATTAGTATCACGACACTGCGCCTCACAGCTAATAAATG